TTATTAGTTCAAGTTGAAAAAGCTCAATAATACTACTTGGATTTATTTTTTGTAGTTCTGATACAGGACTTGTCATTAAGGTTCAAATACTTGTTGAAATGTCATATTTAATTTAGCTCTGTTTATATATGGAATTGTTTTATTCCAACTAAGACATATCCATTTGTAAGCAGCACCACTTCCAGGAGGTTGCCAATCAAAAGATGCACCATCCAAAGCTCTGGCCTCAAGAAATGCTTCTATAACGTCAGAATCTGCTTCACTTACATCAAAATTAAGTGACCAAACATATGGAATTGTATTTAATCCAAATTTAATTCTATGTTGGTAGCCATCATTAAATTGAGCAATATTTATTTTCGGTGTTGTAGTCTTACGAATTTGATAAGTAGGGCTGATTGAAGGAAAAGTAGCCATTATCCTAATAAACCTCCTGGTCGTTTTTCTTTAATCAGTTCTGCTTGAACTGCTGCTCCTATTAATCTACCCAACTGTTCACCATTTGGCTCATCTCCTTCAACAGAAGTTCCAGAAGCATCTACATTTACAGAAACATTTACAGAACCCATGCCAG